AAAATAAAGCTATTAAATTATTTCAAAAATATGGTTCAGAGCATATAACTGATACTAATTTAGAATATACTAATTGTAATTATGATGTAAAAGAACTCTCAAGGGAGGAATATTAACATGTATGAAATACAAACATATACCATCTGTGATGGTTGGATTAACGCATGGAAAGTTAATGATAAGCCAGAGTTCTTTGACTCATTTGGAGAGGCAGTAGACGCATTAGATGATCACTTATTAAACTTAGATGATAATCAAATAGACTATAATAGAGCAGACTATCGTATACACTTTAAGGAAAAACATGATGCAGAGGAGATAGATCATGAATAGTAATGACATAGCTAAAATGATTACTGATAAAGTAATCGCAGGTCTCAAAGATAATCCAGAGAAATGGATTAAGTCTTGGCAAGTAGAGAGACCTACTAACTTTGCAACTAAACGAGAATACACTGGTGGCAATTGGTTATGGTTAAACATGTGGACTAATGACGAATCAGTAGGTAAGAGCAACATGTGGATGACATACAACCAAGCCAAGAAACTAACAGGGCTTGATAAACCTATTAAGAAAGGTATGAAATCTGTACCTGTATTTTTCTTTAAACCTATAACAGGACAAGATAAAGTTACTGGTGAAGACATGACTTTTCGTATGATGAAAGTGTATCGTGTGTTTAACTATGATGCAATAGAAGGACTAGCTCCATTAGTTAAAAAAGAAGTTAACAATTTCCGTAAGGATAATGTAGAAGAGGTAATAAAAAGCACGGGTGCTAATTACAAAGAAGGCTTTAACTCCGCATATTATATACCATCACTAGATGTAATACATATGCCAGCCTTTTCTAAGTTTAAAACCTCAGAAGACTACTATGCTACGCTATTACACGAGTTAACACACTGGACTGGTGCTGATACCCGACTTGATCGTAAGCTAAATGAAGGTAGGTTTGGTAATGAAGCATATGCCTTTGAAGAGTTAGTAGCAGAGCTTGGTGCTGCCATGCTATGCAATGCTAACGGGGTTGAAGGTAGGCTACAGCACACTGAGTACATAGCATCATGGCTTAAGGTACTAGAAGATGACAACAAACATATACTTAAAGCTGCATCACTAGCTCAAAAAGCTTTTGACTTTATTATGGGAACTAAACCTTTTCAGGAGAAAACAGCATGAAGTTTAACACAGACTTATTAGATATGTATTGTGAACGTACTGGTTGGGAAAACTGGGAAGTTATTTTAACAGGACCAACAAAACTTATTGTAGAGTTTAACAATAATGTAGATTCATTTGATGATGAAGAAGACTATGATGAATAAAAAAGATTATGTATTTTGTGTTATTATGCTATTGCTTTTATATCTATATTGTGTTATACTATTAGTCTAACTAAGGAGAAGTATATGAAAATATTATTAACAATACTAACTTTAACAACATGCGTAACTGTATTAGCTACACAATCAGATACTGTTTATACACCAGAAAAAACTTATACTTGCTGGGTGTATGATAATGGTACTAGGATATGTTACTAATGAGGTGCGTAGCATGTGATAGAAATCTCTCTGACTTTGAGTCAACACGTAAGTCTCATGATACAGGAAAGTACGTTGATCTATGTAACAAATGTTACAATGAAATACAATCAGATATAGATAACATAAATGAACGAGAAGACTTACGACATGAAGACGACATGATAATTGATTGGGAGAGTGATGAGTAAATTTTTTAAGCTAGGTCCTTGTCCACATTGTGGATCAAAAGACAATCGTGCTGAGTATGAGAATGGTTTCTGGTGTTTTGGTTGTAGTAAATTAGAACAAAAGAATGATACTCAATCACTACGAGATAGACTTAAACGTAAGGAACAAACTAATACTATAAAAGCAGGTCAACTAATTGATACAGTTAAAGAAATACCACAGAAAGCAATGAAATGGTTGCTATCTTACGGCATCTCCCCCGAAGAGATAGAAAAATACGGCATCTCCTGGAGTCCATCACGACAGCTGCTAGTATTAATTAGCCGTAAAGATTACTGGCAAGGTAGAAACTTTGGCTTTGGTAACATTAAGTATTACTCTCAAGGTATTAAACCCTTGACAGTGTATGGTAAAGGTGATACAATAGTAGTAGTAGAAGATGTTTTGTCTGCTACTAAAATAGCAAGATGCTATGATGAAAGTATATGTGCCAGTCCTTTGCTTGGCTCCTCGTTGAGCAAGCAAAGTATGGCTCAGTTAACTAAGAGATACAAAACAATACACGTATGGCTTGATAGAGATAAGGCTAAGGAAGCTATACGTATAAGAAATAAACTAAGAGCTTTAGGTATTACAAGCAAGGCTATCATTACACCGCTTGATCCCAAAGAGTATAACAAAACGGAGATTATGAAATGGTTGAAGAGTTAATAATAAAGTTATTCTGTGATGACAGATCATACTATAACAATTACTACAAGTATATAAATCTAAATTATATTAAAAATAATTTTAGTAATATATATAAGTTGTTCCTTATAGTACACCAGTACTATGAGGCTAATCAAAGTCATGCACTAAGTAAGTTAGACTTTGAGTTAGCATACCATAGTAGTTACTTGTTAGAAGATAGTGAACGTAATGAACTATCTGATACGCTTGATCGTATACTAACTCTTGATGTTAATATTGACAACACAGTAAGTTACCTCAATGAACACAAGAAACGCTGCGTTGCAGGTGAGCTAGCTAAAGTAGCACTTGATGTTGAAGATGGTAGTGCTGAACTATCTGATCTACTAGATAAGGTTAAAGAATTTGAAGCTGATGACATAACAGAAGATGCTGCTAACACAGTTAACATGGACTTGAGTGAGTTATATGACACAGCAATAGCTACGCCTGGTCTACGTTGGAGACTTGATTGGCTTAACAAATCACTAGGCTCTCTACGTAAGGGTGACTTTGGTTTCATCTTTGCTAGACCTGAGACAGGTAAGACTACGTTCCTAGCTAGTGAGATGACACACATGGTAACACAAACAGATGGTGACATCCTATGGTTTAACAACGAGGAACAAGGTAAGAAAGTAGCGATCAGATGTTACCAAGCATTGTTTGGTGTAGATAGTGAGACTTTGTTTAGTAACGTAGATAGATACAAAGAAGAGTATCATGATCTTATTGGTAGTAGGATTAAGATATATGATTATGAAGACTCAAGTAGCTACAAGCGGATTGAGTCTATCATTAAAGAAGTTAATCCCTCATTAATTATCTTTGATCAGATAGATAAGATAAAAGGATTTAAGAATGAACGCTATGACCTTGAACTTAAAAAGATATACCAATGGGCAAGAGAAATAGCTAAGAGTTATGCCCCTGTCATTGCCGTATCCCAAGCAGGTGGTACTGCCGAAGGCAAGGTGTGGTTAACAATGGATGATGTAGACAGCAGCAAGACTGCAAAGCAAGGTGAAGCTGACTGGATACTAGGCATAGGAAAAGAACAAGACAACACAAGTAACATGCGATTCTTAAACATCAGTAAGAATAAATTAATTGGTGATAAAGATACACTGCCTGACTTGCGTCATGGCAACAAACAGTGTATGATTAAACCTAACATAGCGAGGTATGAAGACTTATGAGTTACTTAGTATTAGACGTAGAAACAACCATTAGTAATAATGGTAATCCTTTTGATAAGACTAACAAGTTATGTATGGTTGGTATGTTATCACAAAATGAAGTTAGTATAGAAGACATAGAGTTCTCCGTTGAACCTTACCGAGAATCACTTGATCGTATCCAATTAGCCGTGGATAAGTGCGATGTGTTGGTAGGGTTTAATATTAAGTTTGATTTACACTGGCTTAAAAGATATGGTATTACCTTTGATAAGAAAAGAATATGGGACTGCCAGTTAGTACAGTATGTATTATCTAACCAAGAAAATTCTTATCCATCATTAGATGCAACATCAGAGTACTATGGTCTAGGTAATAAACTAGATGAGGTTAAAGAAAACTATTGGAAGAATGGTATTGATACTACTGAGGTACCTGAAGAGATACTGTCTGAGTATTTACAACGAGACTTAGAACTAACTGAGAAAGTTATGGTCAAGCAAATGGAAGAGTTGTCTAAACGACCTCATCTCCGTAAGCTCATAGCTCTACACAACCAAGACTTACTAGTGCTGCAAGCTATGGAATACAATGGTATGCAGTATGATTATGATAAGTCTAAAGTATTAGGAGATGAACTTGAAGAACAGATATCCAAACTTAACAAGAAGCTGTATGACTTTCATGCTTACGATAATTTTAATCCCAATTCTGGCGAGCATCTTTCTGCTTTTCTTTATGGTGGGATCATTAAGGAGCGTTTTCAACGCCCCATTGGACATTACAAAACTGGCGTACGCACAGGCGAAGTTAAGTATAGGTGGGAAGAACAAGACAAAGAATTTCCACGAAGAATAAATCCTTTGCCTAAGACTGAGCTTAAAAAAGAAGGGTTCTTCAGTACGAATGAAGAGACCTTACGTAAGCTAACACCACGTAGTGATGAAGGTAAAGAAATATTAAGAATTATATTGGCACGTGCTACCATGCAGAAACGTATGACTACATACTATCATGGTGTGCCACAACTAATTGATGAGATGCACTGGGCTAATGGAATCATACATGGTCAACTTAATCAATGTAGGACTAAGACAGGTAGGCTAAGTAGTAGTAAGCCTAACCTACAAAACTTTGATGGTGAGATTAAAACTCTCTTTCCATCTAGATACGGAGAATGACATGAACGAAGAAGATAATTGGGAACATTTAGAAAAACGATTAAAATTTAGAAAGGATGATCACGTAGAAATGACTAAAGAAGAATACATTGCTGCTCAAGAAGAAGCACACAAACATTTTGTTAGTGTAGAATTTAGCAACATGATACTTAAAGATGGTCCAACAACAACTTTAGCTTTACTAGATAAAGATGCTAGATTAGAACTATCTCAATCTATTATTAATAATTATCATAAGAGATTAGTAGAAGCTAACTCAGGATTATAATATGTTACTTAATGCAGATGCAAAACAACTAGAATGGGTATGTGCTGCGTTTTTATCTCAAGATAGTGTAGCTATCAAAGAGATAATGGAACAGACAGATCAACATACAGATAACCAACAAAAGTTTGGGTTACCTAGTAGATTGATTGCAAAGACTTTTGTCTTTAGATTAATCTATGGTGGTAGTGCTTTTAGTTATGCCAATGATCCTAACTTTAAAGACATAGGTAATGAAACATTTTGGCAAAGAGTTATTGATCAGTTCTATGCTAAGTATACAGGACTTAAGGCATGGCATGATAAGATAATGTTTGATGTTAAACAAACTAATGAGTTAGTAATGCCAACAGGCAGAACATATAAGTATCAACCTGAGGTTAATAGTCAAGGTAACCTTAAGTATCCTCGCACACGAATCCTTAACTATCCAGTGCAAGGACTCGGTGCTGACCTAATGACTATAGCTCGTGTTAGTTTGTATAACAAGATAGTAAACATGGAAGGTGTTAAATTAATCAATACTGTACATGACTCTATCATGCTTGACTTTGATGAAAAGATATGTTATACTAATAGTATAGTTCCAATTGTTAAAGAATCATTTGAGAATGTACCAGCAAACTTTAAACATTTGTTTGGTAAAGATTTCAACCTCCCAGTTAGGGTTGATATACAAGTAGGTAATAGCTGGGGTAACGTAGAAGATGTATAATTTTATAGGAGATTTATATGCAAGTTAATGTTGTAGATGTATCAAGCTTAAACACACATGCTGCTAAGAATGGTAGACAATACCAATCATTAGAAATCATGTACAAGAACG